TTATTGCTTTATCGCCCATTCAAGTATGGATTCAGCATCCTTTTTCAAATCCTCAAGGATATGCTCTGGTGATAGCTTAGCGGCAATCTGTAGCGCTGATAGCTTTAGGCTTGCCAGCTCATATCGACTCCCTACATGAAGGCCCAAGATCTCCTCCCGATGCTTTATAGCATAACGGTTGATCGCGGACCTCGCGATTGGATAGCCTTTCTCTTCAAGCCAGAAAGTTAAATAATCAAAGTTACTAAAGTTGGTTCTGATCAATACGTCATTCAGTTCCTGACGAATTTCCGGTGGTAACTTATCTACAGCAGTCGTTCTAGCCATATTTTATCCCATTATACTGCGGTTGATATGAAAAAAAGGGCAGAAATTCTGCCCATAATTTTACTCGTTATCGCCGAACGAAAACAGCTGTGGTTGGCGGTGAGCCATCACTTGTTTGTGTACACGGTGAATCAGTTTCCGTAGCCCCCGTTCAGTAATGCCGTATTTCGTACTTAACTCAGCCCAGTTATTCCCCCGGAACTCTTCATAAATCTGCATATCACGCAGAGAGAGCTTATATGCGTAGTCACGAGGAAAGGTGAAGTTTTGCCCGCCAAAGTGAGATGCCAGAAAATCTGCCACAGCCAGCCCCAATTGTTCAGCCTGTTCGGATGATAAACCGTAATCAACGCCAGTCTCAGTAACGTGGTCGGCAACTTCAGACAGCAGTTTATGCCGCTTATGCTCCATTGGTGTTGTCATGGTGACCTCCAGAAATCACTTTGCGCCCTGCAGTTCTTCCAGAGCCTTGCGTTCGCGAGTCTGCCACTGCTTGAGTGTCTCAATCACACGGCTTGCTGCCGATGTATTGAGCCAGTCAAGGCGGCTGACGCCCGTAATGCGATGCACATAGACGTTGATTGCCCGTTCGGTGCGGTCGTGAATAAAACCTTCGTCAGCCATTTCCAGCCACAGTGCCCGGATTTTCTTCGACTGATCGTCGGTGGCCGTGAGCTTTTCTTTCTTCTGAGTCCGAACCTTAAACCCGATTTTTTTCATCGCATCGAGGATCTGGTTCAGTTGCCCAATATTCATTTCTCGCGTGGATTCAATGCCAGCGTAGGTATTCAGCAACTGGCGGTAAGTATCTTCATCCATGCGCAGCTCACGCTTTGCCACATGGATTATTTTAATCAGCTGGGTTCGTGTCATTTACCTGCCTCCTGAGTAACAAGGGGCGAATCCGGGGCATTGACCTTGCCCGGACCATGAGCCAGGGCAAGTGCTGCAATAACAATAACTGAACCGATGACTCCCAGCATGGCTGGTACAGGGCTTAGGTTATTTGCCGATAAAGACCCAGCCATGATAGCGAGTAAAAGGCCGATAATGGTTAAAATCAGTGCGCCAATAATCATTTTATCTCCATCAAAGTAAATTAAAAATGAATAAAACAATTAAAGCAGCAACTACAGTTCCCAGAATTAACCACCAGAACCCTTTTCGCTCTTGCGATGACTGAAAGCGGGAGGCTTCAGCTATAAGTTTTTTATTCATATATGTAAGTCCCTTACGGTTTATTAAAATAATCCAGGGCAGCGATAACGGTGTAATAACCGATAAACCCGACAGCAACCCAGATGACAAGGCAGCCCAGTACGCACAATAAAAGGATATTCCCGACAGTCAGCTTCATGACTTGTACTCCAGAGAAAGGGCAGAATCTTTACTGGATACGCCGTGATTTAAACGCGCTTTTAATCCCTCGTTAAACCCCGCTTCCGCTGCATCCTGATCACCCCGGCATTTTTTAGCTTCACGGGGTTTCAGATCGGATAATTCCTGCTCTTTCTTCATCTTCGCCAGAAAATTCGCCATCAATGTTTCTTCGCTTTCAGTCACTATAAATGGCTCTATCGCCTGATACGCGCCTTCAGCCCACCCTTCGCAGAACTGGTCTGCGCGGGCCGTTTTAGTGGAAGGCTTAATATTCTTACGCAGAGAGCTAATAAAGATACGGCGGGCTTTGACCATCTGGCGGGAAAGCACATCAAAGGCATAAGCGGCAATTTCCGGGCGCTCATCCGGACCATAAAAAATGACGGTATTTTGCTTCTGGCCGTTCATATAGTTGCGGCGGAAAGAGTAATAGCAGTTAACACCCATAGCACGGCAAATTAACTGGCCCAGAAACGTCATGTAACGGGGGATGCTTTGTGCATGGGATGGCGCACCTTTACTGGCCTTGCTGGTGATATCCATCAGATCGATATCATTCTGGCTCAGCTTGTGCTTACGCATCAATGCCTGCGCCTGATTGAGCGCAGTGGCCGCTTCATGAGAATTCGAACTGCGACGGGCCAGATTCAGAAGCTTTTTGATTTTTGCCAGGTACTTTTCAGTTTCATTTGTCATTTTCATCACCAGTCAGAGGTTGTAATTCAGCGGTGGGGACAAAAGCGTTATAGGAAAGTCCGCAGTGAGGGCATTTCAGAATCAGGTCGATACACCACGTACCATCAAAACTTTCCATAATGGTCGCTTGCTCAAAATCCAGATCATCGACCGGGTTGTCGCAACGTTTGCATAACAGAGACATTTATTCTTCCTCCCGCCAGACTTCCCCACAAATCAATAAAGCGCCCGGTGAACGCTCATGAATGACGTCTGCGACCAGCTCGCAGGACTGCTTATTCAGATAGATATCTTCAGTAACAGGCAGTGCGTCACAGGCATCTGTTCCGCAGGCTGATACCAGTAAAATAAAACCGGCTAATGTCAGCATAAATAGTCCTATTGCTAAATCCGGCGTGCAGAATCCCACGGCACTGACGCCGGATTAAAAAGAAATGGAGAAATAAATTAAATAGCAGCGATATCTAACGGTATATTAACCAGCTTCCCGGACTTATCTTTCTCCCGGAAATTAATATAGGTTTTGGACATGGCCACCTGCAGCGATTCCGATATCGCATCCATTGCCTTAATCCAGCGCTCATCCTGGATTTTTACCCTTCGCAGGGAGAGAATACGCCCGGTGTTAAGCTGTCCCTCTTTATCAACCTGGAAAGCATCGCTCACAATAGCCCGCAGGTTAACATTGGCATCTTTCGACCATTCAGTGACGCATTCATCAAACAGATCTTTAGCAATCTGTAGCTCCGGCCCGAACGTCAGCGTTTCCTGTACACGAATAGTGATTTGCTCGCTACCGTCAAAGCTGCTGAATGTCACATTACCCTTTGCGCCGCCGCGAGTTCTGCCATATTTTTCAGCCACAAGGTCAAGCCAGGCATAACATTCATCAAAGGCGCGACGTTTAAACTCGCTGAGTTCATCACGCTTTATCTTTGCAGCAGAAACCTGTTCCCGGACAAAACTGTCCATTGCCAGATCGTAATCAGAAATCTGGCTTATCGGAACCAGGCGACCTTTACGGTCTTTCATGTATTCGTCCTGATTAATTGTCGTCATAATATGACCTCAGTGTTTAATGTGATTTGCCGGAAGGCTGCAGATAATCAGCTGCAACCCGATATCCGCTCTGTTTCAGTTTGTTGAGAACAGATTCATTTACAACGGGCTTTAATGACTCAAGCGTCGCCAGCTCACTTTCACTCGCGTCTTTTGTATTTGCGCCGGTCATTTTGCAATAGATAAATCCTTCTGGCGTCAGCGCGATTAAAATCTCTATCTTTATTGCCATTATATTTTCCCTTCAGTGAAGTAATGACTCTGACCAGATAACCCTGCAACCATACATCTCAACTTCCCCCTGACGGTAACGCCCCTGATGGTCAATACCTGTCATGGTATAACCCGACTTTTTCCCCCTGAAATGACTGACGCACGGACTGTCGCGAGAAACACGAATAACCGGCTTTCCTGAATAAATCATGATGCTGGTGACAGGCGTATTCATTGCATTGAGTGCCGCAATGGCATTCATCAAATCAGCCAGCTGTTTATTAACGTTCGGTATTGTTTTCATTTAAACCGCCTTAATAACGTCGGCATTAACAACCGGAACACCGAGCTGCGCCGCCATATTCATGGCTGCAATCACCAGATTGCTGACCGCCAGAGGATATAACAGGCTGACAACCCCTCTGCGACCGCCGATATTGTTACTGAGGCGGGCACGGATAGCGTCGACAGCGGTGTTATCCAGCACATCAGTTATTGGTTTTCCGGCTCGTTCGAATTTGAACTTCAGAAAGCGCTCCAGCTCTGTGTCCAGCGGCAGCAGTTCAACTACTTCGCAGCGCTGAACTACCTCACGGACTTCCTGGTTGCGTTCAGACAGCTTCATCGCCAGTTCCGGCTGGCCAATCAGCACGATGGACAGCAGCTTTTTAAAGCCATGCTCCAGCTCAAAGAAGCGTTTCAGGTGCTTCAGCGTGGGCAGCGGCAGTGAATGTGCCTCCTCAATCACCAGAACGTGGCTGTAACCGGCGTTGCTGGAGTCCTTCAGTACGCGGTGTAACTGGCGAAAACGGGCCTCCTGACTGCGTTTGACGTTCTCCAGAGGCGCAATGGTGTTAATGATGGCTTCGGCGATGCTGGCCGCTTTCAGGGTCTTCCCTTTGTTGTCGTTGTCTTCCATCGCGATGATATAGGGCTCAATGACGATGACCGGCGCATTTTCGCGGTGAATACGCTCAATCAGGTCGCGGCGCAGCGTGCTTTTCCCCGCGCCGGATTCCCCGATAACCGCCATAAATCCGCCAAAACGGGCCGTCTGATACAGTGCCTCGCGGACATAGCGAATATCCGGCGTGGTGAACACGTCCTCTGAACTCTGCATGGCGTCATCCGCAAACGGGTCACGGAAAATACCGAATTGCTTTTTGGTGACTGGATTTAATACCTGTTTTGCCAGTAACATATTTTCGTCCTCTTCGTTATTTGCCTGTTGCGGGACGGAGGTACTGGCGGGTTCCGCCGTCAGTACCTCATCAAACGCCCGGGATAATTCCTCCCCGAGCCCGCGTGATGCCAGGAATGTCATAATATTCTGCCGCACTTCTTCAGGGCGACGCTTTGGCCAGATGCCGTGGTTAATCAGCTGTGAAACGGCGGGCTGCGAAACAGCTGCTGCTGCAGCGACTTCCGTCTGTTCAATACCGTGCTGCTTCATCAGGTCTTTCAATACCAGCATGGGTGCCTCCCGTTAATGGCCGTTAACGATGCTGAGCCGTGGCGCTTTGTTCCCGGCCAGCTCCTGCGCGATGGCGTCAATATCTTCTGCCGGAACGCCTTCCGGAAAGCGACTGACCAGCTGCGCGTAGTGTTCCGGGAACCAGTTATGGCCAGTTGCCGTCAGACGCTCACGCAGTAATTTAGCCGCCTCAACATGGGATAACGGACGCTGCTCGATGCGCGGGCCACGAACCTGACTTTCCTGGCCGCGTTTTGGCAGGTAGGTCGGGTGATCGTCGCGTTCAATATCGAGATATGGGTTGAAACGTCCCCCGAACGGCAGGGCTTTGCCTTTTCTCGCGGCCTCGGTTTCTTCTTTACTGGCCGTGCCGAAGACGTGCTGCTCAACTTCATCAAGATGCTGCTGAGCAACGGTCTGGGGCAGCGGTTTAAAGCTCTCACCGATAACCGGGGCATCAACAGCAAAGCCGTGTTCGTCTTTCTGCACCTCGTCAACCAGGAAGAACGATTTCAGACCATCCTCACCGGTCATCACCACCTGAGCCTGATCGTCCCGGTAGAGGTTGCGGGCAACCATCACCCGGTCATTCACACAGACACCCGGCACAGCGGAAACGTCGTACTGCCGCCCCCGGAAACGTACCCGGACAAAGCTGTCCACCTTACAGCAGACCGGCGCTGACACTGCTGCTTCCCGGCAGACCTCAACAGAGGGGGCCTTGACCAGCTGCTCTTCGGTGATCAGCAACCATTTATCCGTGCGGGCCATGCCGTAACGGCTGTGAATGGCCGTGCGGTTGAACTTCATCCGCCACAGACGCGCCAGGCGGTTCAGTTCGTCGATGCTCTCCACCCGACAGAAGCGCAGGCCATGTTCGAAATCCCGTTCGAGAATGTCACGGGCCTTTTCCACCGAGCCGGTGGCCCGGGCGTTGCGGGCTTTGTGCGCAATCAGCCTGATACCCAGCGCCTGGCACAGATTGCCCATCGTGGGGGACTTCAGGGCTGCGCCGGGGTCTGTGAACAGCACCTTCGGCACCCCGTGCAGCACGTCAGCGCCGCCGCGCTCCTGCATCATATTGATGAGCACCGAGGTGAAGTTCTCGGTGGTTTCGCCACCGAACCGGTACTCCAGGTAGATCCACCCGGTAGTGTGGTCGGTTCCTTCAAAAGACCAGACGCGATCATTGACGACTTTGGCCACGTTGGCAGGTTTATTTTTGTTGAACTCTTTCTCATCCATGATGCGCAGTCCGGTATCACCTTTAACCCCTTTGGCCGGGTTCTTGAGGTAATAAAGCACGCAGATAGACGCATCCAGCTGCCAGACGTGGTTCGGGTGGCGGCTGGCCAGCTGCACTGCCGGAGCCGGTGCCCGCAGCTGGTCAGGGTGCAGGCGGTACTGGCGCAGGGCGCGGATAATGGCGCTGGCCGACAGCGGCACAATCTCACCGGTGGTCTCATCAAGCCTGCCGCTGACGATCAGACCGTTATCGCGCAGGCTGTTGATGGCTTTTTCCACGCTGAGGGTACGTTTGCCCGTCCCGCGAATGGTTTCCATCAGAGTGCCGGAAATGGTCATCGCCTCCTCGCGGGTCAGCGCGGAATCACCGGCATCAGAGCGTTGTTTTCTCGGCTTCTGCAGGCGGACAGCATTCAGTTTTTTGAGCAATGTGGCACGTGACATACACAATTCCTCGCAGGCGGCCTGATACACCGCTTCTTTGTTGCCATGACCGGCTGCACTGGCCGCTTCAGCAATGGCAACGAGTCGCTGAGTAAGGACTGGATTCATAGTTATTGCCCTTATTTATTGTGATACCTTGAACTCTCTTCCTTTGAGGCAGGATGTTTAAATAATGAAAAGCAACGAATACGAGCAATTAAAGAAAGAAACCGACCACACGGACGACTGGGCGAGTGGGGTTTTTGTTGCATTGTTTGATGTACTAATGGCAATGGCGCATGAGCATCCTGAAGTCCTGAGCCGCCTTGAACCCCAGTGGAAAGAGGCATATGACGATTACAATCATGCTGTTCAGAACCGCCACGTAGGGCAGTCTGCCCGATTACTTGAGGCCCGAAAGATGCTTTATGGGATGCTGAAAACTCAGGGGGCATTTGATTTACATCGTCCTGATTAAGCAGACATTTACCATTAGCTCTGGTTGCAGCCTGCAGTAACTGGTTTGTTTTATTCGTCATCATGATTGCTGGCCTCTTGCTGTGCTTCTGTTACCCAGTCCGGTATCACGCTGGTCTCGCGGGCTTCCGGCAGGCTGAATTCCTGACGCAGCTCTTCAAACTGCGCCTGAAGGTCATCGAGCAGGCCCGCCATCATGCCGGTATGGTTGATGCCGGTGCGTTCGGTGTGCTCGGTCAGCGCGTTGAAACCGCTTTTAAGGTCAAAGAATGCGCTGAGAACCCCGCTTTTAAAGCCGGTGACTTCCGTCTCAAGCGCCACGCCTTCTTCGTCCGGGGTTTCAGTGGTGGTGCGGCGAACCAGACGGGACTTGAGTTCTTCTTTTTCATTGCGCATCGTGCCGAGTTCTTCCTTTTTCTCGGCCAGCATCTGGCGACTGATTTCAAGGTCGGTCTTCAGCTCTTCCTTCTCGCGAGCATGTTTGGCGATCATTTCTTCGGCCAGTTCAAGCAGCGCGGTTTTGTCGCCTTCTTTGGCCACTTCGATCAGGGCACTTTTCTGGTCTTCCGGCAGGCGACGGAACTGGCGCAGTTCGCGGTAGCCGATGCCCATGCGGGACATGGATTCAAGGGCTTCTTCGCCGAAGGCGGTAAGATTGGCAATATCTCTGTCTACTTGATCAACAGACCTGCCCAGCAAGCCGCAAAACTCTTCCCAAGTTCCAGATAGTTTTTCCGCACCGTGCGGATTTTTTGCATCCTTTAAATTCCGGTACAGCTTGTTTTCCTTAACAAAAGCCAGTTTAGAAGTCCGCACCGTGCGGGAAAAATCTTCGAAAGCACCCGCCATCTGAGCCTGACCAAGTAGCTGGTTCAGCAGGTCACGTTCGTCATTCATCTGGCTGCTGACCGTGGCTATCAGGTTCTGGGTGGCCTCAAGTTCTGGATTTAACGCGACGTCCGGTATTAGTTCAGCAGGTTGCGATTTGGTACGTGCCATTTGTGTCTTTCCTTAATTAGTGGCTACCAGAGACGATGCGCTGGTTCATCTCATCAATGCGGCCCTGAGCACGAGCCATTTCATTGCTGTGAGCAAGGGCAATTTGCAGAAGCTGAACGCTCAGAGCGAAACGACCATTGTCCAGCTTCTGGGCCAATCCTTCTTCAATAAGGGTATTGAGGGCGCGGTTGATATTGGCCGGTGATTCGTCCAGTGCTTTAGCAAGCTCGCTGTTGGAGCGGCCTGTTAGTGAGGCACCTTTAAGCGCCTTGAGCACCCGCAGGATGCGACCACCGGATGTGGATGTGATTACCTTGTTCATGTCACATACCTCTTTTCTATATACGAAACACTGTTACACTTATTGCAGGTATTTCAGGCTGCAACGTTGCCGGATTTGAGGCCCAACTTGACGGCGATCTCGTGCGATTTACCGTAGTTGGCTTTGGTCTGGCCGTTGAGAACCCGGTAGACCTCGTTCCGGGAGTAGCCATGCTCTTCAGCCCACTGGGTGAAAGTGACCCCTCGCTGGCGAAAGAGTGCTTTGACTTGTTCTGCAGTCATCGTTGTCCCCTTTATTGATGCAATGATGTTTGCCTTATGTGTGTTAGATTATTGCTCATTATTTTGAGCATATCAATGTCGAGATTCATTTTTATGAGCATTTCTGTGGGTGAGAGAGTGATTTCTATTCGAAAACAAGCTGGATTAAACCAGCGTGATTTTGCCGCTCGCCTGGGGATATCCAATGGAGGCATTAGCCAAATTGAAAATGGTAAAGCTATGCCTGGCGGAGATTTCCTCCTACGGATACATCAGGAGTTCGGCGTTGATATAACATGGTTGCTCACAGGAGTGAGCAATGATCATTCTGTAAAGGAGGTGCAGGCGATGTCTCCAGAAAAAAAAGAGTTACTGGATGCATTCGATGGGATGACACCAGAGCAACGGAGGGCGATTCTTGAGGTCGGCAAAGGGCTTGCACAACCAAAACCAAGCAAGTTCGCAAGCTAGTAATGAGAGTTTGGGAAAAGTAATGTGGTGAGCATTGCTGACTATCTGAAAAATAAAACGTCACCCGATAGTAATAATTGAGCTACGGGGATGTCTTTGGGGCTGATTTGCCCCACTAGCACAGCAAAGTAAGGAATAAATATGCGTTATCTCTGGGTTAGTGCAGTTGCTTTGGTTTTAGTGACTGGGTGTTCAACAAAGAATTATGGTCGACAAGGTGAACTTACTCAGTATGAGAAGGAGACTATGTCTTGCCGTGAAATAGAGTTAGAGGAAGCCAAAGTTCATGGTTTTCTGCAACATGTTGATAAAGAAAGTGAGTTCGATGGTCGTTCAGTTCTTTCCTTTTTGGGTGATTTTGGCATCGGCAATACTATGGAAAAAAATAGTGCTCTTGAGAGTGCAAATACCCGACTGTCACAACTGCAACTACTTAGGGTAAAAAATGGCTGTACTCCAGGTGTGTCCAAAACGCCCTCAAACGCATAGAACGCAGAGTAATTGAACTAGAGTCAGAATGGCCGATATCGGCCATTCTCTTCAGGATATGATTAGAAATTGCAGATAATTAGCTCTCGCTTGAGTTCAGCTTTACCCGTTGTCTGCAGGTTGTAGCGGATATCGACCGTCTGAATCCGTAGTCCGGCAAAGGTTTCCCTCATTTCCTCAATATCGTTCACCGATATAACCATTTTCCCGCTGATGGTGCGCGCCAGTTCCGCCATGCGCACATATTCCTCCAGCCCAAATTCAACGCCATACCCCTCAGTTTTCAGGTACGGTGGGTCACAGTAAAAAAGCGTATGTGGCCTGTCGTACCGCTTAATGCAGGTAGCCCAGTCAAGGTGCTCAATGGTGGTTCTGGAAAGTCGCAGGTGAGCCAGCGACAGTTCTTCTTCGATGCGCAGCAGGTTAAGGCGTGGTGCGCTGGTGGTAGTAGTGCCAAAGGTGTGATCGGCCACTTTGCCGCCAAACGCCTGTTTCTGCAGGTAGAAGAAGCGGGCCGCCCGTTGAATGTCGGTCAGTGTTTCTTCCGGGGTATCCTTCATCCAGCGGTATATCTGCCGACTGACCAGTGCCCACCTGAACTGCCGGACAAACTCATCAAGGTGATGCTTGATCACCCGGTACAGGTTAATCAGTTCTCCGTGGATATCGTTGATGACCTCTACCTTGCTGGGCTCTTTCATGAAGTAGAGCGCAGCTGCACCGCAGAACGGCTCCACGTAGCAGGTGTGTGACGGAAATAACGGAAGAATATGTCTGGCCAGGCGGCGTTTGCCCCCCATCCACGGTAATACTGGCAAAAACTGAGATTTCATATTCTGTAAGCCTTTTTCATTGAATGAAAATGCAGTAGGCTGAATCTGTCTCGCGAGACGGACTGAGCCATGATGTGACTCACAGGAATGCTCTGTGTGTTACTGGCCTGCAGGATGTTGACGCATCCCGCAGGCCGCTCTTTCTCCAGAAACGCTAACACTAAGAAAACAAGAATTAATCTGTCCGTGGACTAATAAACTCTGGGGGATTTGATGAGTAAATTTGAAGAGATTTGCGCAGCGTTTGATGAGTCACAAAAAAAATTTATTGTGTATCGCGCCCATTGTCATAAGTTCGCTCGTGATTTTGGAATGCGTTTTATCAGATACCTTGAGGTGCCTGAAGAAAACGTTGAATGGTTTAACCCTGATACTGTTGAGCCGTCCGAGGGTAGGGTCACTATACCAGGCGCTATGTATCTGGATGATGATACCTTCTGGCATTTTGGGGTGCGAATTACGGTATTTGATAAGCAAAAAAGTGATTTCAGACCACAAATTGAGATTGTTTTCATGGTGAGGAGACAATCGGATGGTGATTTCCAGGTTGCGGTTAAGCACATTGATAAAATCCATGACATTCAACCTGATAAGGATGCAAGCTATACCGTTTTTTTCAATGCATTACATAAAATAATACTGGCTCTTTACGAGGGCGATCTCGAAAATTTCCTCGCGTCCCAACAGCCTGTTAGACGTATTGGATTTATTTGACAAATCTGTAGACTTGAGAGGAGATATTAAAGATGAATGATAAATCAAAACAAAAACCATCTAATGGCAGGCCTCAAAGACCCTCCGGCCCAATAACAGAAAGCCATAAGGACAAGCGACCAACTGACTTTGGCGATATCCGTGATGGTATTGTAATATCGAACACATTCGCTCCACCGGACCCACTTCCAACAAAAGGGGATAAAAATGGAGGAAGCACAAGATAACATCACCAAAAAATGGCATCACTTGCTGTTTGATATCCGTCGTTCTGTAAGATATCACAACCGTCGTCGGGCGTTTTACGACAGGTTAGATCAAGTCAGCAATATGTTATCCGTGATGCTGGGTTCAACAGCCATTTACGGGGTACTCGAACAATCGTGGAAAACCGTGGCACTTGTTGCCCTTGGGTTGGTGACTGGTCTATCAGCTATTAATCTGGTGTTGGGGTCTTCTCAGAGGGCTCGACTTCACTTCGATCTGGCACGTCAATTTGTAGAGATCGAGAAGGCGATGATGAAAACCGAACCCTCGGAGGAAAACATTGCTGAATTCACAGATAAGCGCCTGACCATCGAAATGGATGAGCCACCGGTTCTCCGCGTGTTGGATGCGTTGTGTTATAACGAGCAGCTTCGTGCAATGAACTATCCGAAATCAGAAATGGTTAACATCGGCTGGTTCCAGCGTAAGATGGCTCCTTTTATTGACGTTCACAGCGATCAACTGAAGAAAATAGGTAATACACCTCAACAACAGAATTAACCTTCAGGAAGCCCGATATCTGTCGGGCTTTTTTCTGCCCGGGGGCAAATTACTCTGCACCCCATTCTGACACACACTATCTCCTGATCTATTTAGCCCACGGGCACATTCATCTTCAGGAGTCACCTCATGTCGTTACTTCACAAGGTCCGTCACCAGCGGCTGCGCAACTGGATCATCCTTGCCGTTGCGCTGCTGGCCGCTATTGCCGTCATTTCCCCGGAACAGCTCGGCGTCACGCTGTACAAGCTGTCGCTGGTTTCTATCGCCGCCATTCTCGGCTACCACCTTGATCGGGCACTGTTTCCCTATGCCAGCCCGGGGAGTTATCTGACTGAGAACTGGAAAACCCGAGAAGCGAAGAAGCGAAGCACCGGAAATAACAGCCATTCTGATGCCCCTCCACCACTACCTCACGGTTGCGAGGGAAGAGTGGAATTTCCGGTCTCGCACGGCTATGAGCTGATTTTTGCCGCCGTTCTGCTGCGACGGGCACTGATTGTCGCGGCGATTTGTATCGGCGTGACGATGGGGCTCTGACGATGATCCGACTCGCGCTGTCCCTCGTCCTGCTTTGCCTGCTGAGTGGTTGCCATCCGGTCTTTGCGGCCAGCATTCCGGTTGAGGCCCGGCAATACCAGCGCGAGCTGACCCGCAATGCCCGCGCTGTCTGGGGGCTCAACGCTCCGGTATCCACCTTCGCCGCCCAAATCCATCAGGAATCACAGTGGAACGCTCGCGCCCGTTCTCCGGTCGGAGCGCAGGGGCTGGCACAGTTTATGCCTGCCACCGCCAGCTGGATTGCCGGTATTTACCCCGACCAGTTGAAAAACCATCAGCCATACAACCCGTCGTGGGCCATGCGGGCGCTGGTACAGTACAACCGCTGGCACTGGCAGCGTATCCCGGGTACCGCCAGCGACTGTGACCGCATGGCTTTTGTGCTGTCGGCCTATAATGGCGGTCTGGGCTGGGTCCAGAAAGACCGGAAGCTGGCCACCAGTCGCGGGCTGGATGCCAGTCGTTACTGGAACCAGGTCGAAAAGGTGAATGCGGGCCGGAGCGCAGCCAACTTTCGCGAGAACCGGGGCTATCCCCTGAAAATCATCTACACCTGGCAACCGCGCTATCTGGCAGCGGGCTGGGGACCGGGAGAGTGCCATGACGTCGACTGAGTGGGTGAAAGTGTTCGCCCGTTATCTGTTGTGGGCAGCGCTGATACTGGGATCGGTCTGGTTTATCTGGCATCAGGGATACGAGCGCGGGGAAGCGGATGTGCGACTTGAGGTTGCGAATCAGAAGACTCAGCAGGCCGCCGACTCCCTGAATCAGTTTATCGACGGGGCCAGGCAACTGACTGCGCAGGCGAATCAGGCCAGCAGCTTACTGGCACAGCAAATTAACGCCCGCCAGCAGGCGGATGAAAAATCCACGGAGGCCATTCGTGAGGCTCTCAAAAAGAACGCTGCCAGCCGTGCTGGTTGCAGGTTTGATGCTGACGTCATGCAGGAACTCGCCGGAGCCCGTGAGAGAGCAGCAACAGCCGCTTCCTCGGGTCTTGCCCGCGAGGATGACCGTACCATGCCCTCGTCCGGTGTTTCCGGCAAGTAGCAGCATGGACGATCTCGCGGTGGCTCAGAAGCAGTTATATGACCAGTACGGCCTGTGCGCCGGTCAACTGGTTGAAGTCATCAAGTGTGCCCAGGAGGGTAACTGTGGGAATAAATGAACTGAGATTCGACTGGGCATTTTTGCAATGGGCAGTGATGGCGGTGGTCGGTGTCTATACCTGGCTGATTGGTCGCCAGTCCGCCAGTCAGAAGGAATTGCTGGAGCTGCGCACCCGCATCACCACCGTTGAGGCGCAGATTAAATCGGTGCCAACGCAGTCGCAAATCACCGAACTCATCGCAAAACTGAGCCGAACTGAAGCCCAGATGCACGGGATGCAGGAGCAGATAGCGGCCACCTATCGTCGTACTGAGAATATTGAAGCCTATCTGCTGCAGAAGAAATAACGGAGGACCCATGAACTTTGCCAGTTTTTTGCGTGAGGACCAGCGCCTCGTCATGCTGCGTTTTTTATCCGAAATGCCGAGCTACAGCTCCAACAGTTCCGTCATTTACCAGGCACTGACCCGCTATGGCCACGCCCCCAGCCGCGATCAGATTAAATCAGAGCTGCGCTGGCTTGAAGAGCAGGGTCTGGTGACAGTTGAAGATATCGGGACGGTGCTGGTTGCCCGCCTGACCGAACGCGGCGCTGATGTGGCTGCGGGTCGGGCGATTGTGCCTGGTGTGAAGCGTCCCGGCGCGGGGGGCTGATATGGGAAGAAAGTCCACGATTCACCGTCTGGAGCCTGACGTCCGCGCCCATATCGAGCGCCGTCTGCGGGAAGACCGTATGACGCTGGATGAGCTGCTGGCCGATATCCACGAGCACTTCCCGGGCGAGGATGCACCCAGCCGCAGTGCGCTGGGTCGTTATAAGCAGACGTTTGGCGAAATGGTCAGTCGCATGCGCGAGCAGGACCAGATGGCCCGCCTGCTGGTGAGTGAGCTGGGTGAGAATCCCGACGAACGCGCCGGTGCCCTGATGGTTCAGGCTGTCACCACGCTCACCACCCATGCCGCCTTTACCGCCCAACAGGAAGAAGATCCGGATATTGATACGGTGCGCCACCTTGCCCGGGCAGCAAAAGACGTCCTGCAGTCGCGTAAGGCCAGCCTCGATGAGCGCCGCGAGATTGAGCGTGCCGCCCGTGAGCGGCTGCTGCGCGAGCAGGAAGAGAATCTGAAAGAGACGGCCAGAGCGCAGGGACTCAGCGAAGACCAGGTGCAGTTCTGGCGTGAGCGCGTGCTGGGGATCAAGTGATGAAACCATTAGCGTCCACTATCCGTACCGTTGAATGGGATGAGCTTCCGGCGCGGGCCAGGGAAATCCCGTTCGGCTTCAACCCGTTTGCCGACGGCGTGCTGATGGCCCACCAGGTCGAATGCCTTAAGTATGACGTCTCTATTCTGGCTATCCCGAAAGGCCGTCGTACCGGCATCACCTTTGCCTGGGGGCTTAACTCGACCCTGATAGCCGGGGCGCAGAAAGCCGCTGGCGGCGACAACGTCTACTACATCGGTGATACCAAAGAGAAAGGGCTGGAATTCATCGGCTACGTGGCCAAGTTCGCCAGGGTCATCGCAGCACAGCAGGCACAGGACGTCTCTGCCATCGAGGAGTTTCTCTTCGAGGACCAGGACGAACAGGGCAACACCCGGATGATTGCGGCCTATCGGGTCCGCTTTGCCAGCGGGTTCCAGGTTGCTGCGCTCTCGTCCAGGCCAGCCAACATCCGTGGTCTGCAGGGCGTGGTGGTTATCGACGAAGCGGCATTCCACCAGGATGTACAGGGCGTACTGGATGCAGCGACGGCACTGCTTATCTGGGGCGGGCGTATCGTTATCATCAGTTCCCATAACGGCAAGAACAACCCGTTCTGTCAGTTCTGTAACGATATTGAAGCGGGCCGCTATGGCAATGACGCCGCCGTATTTACCGTGACCTTTGATGATGCTGTCGCCAATGGCCTGTTTGAGCGGGTCTGCGCGATGAAAGGCGAAGCGGCAACCGTCGAAGGGAAAAAGACCTGGTATAACCGCATCCGTAACGCCTATGGCCCGCGTAAAGCGGCGATGCGCGAGGAGTTGGACGCCATCCCGCGTGACGGTAACGGTATCTGTATTCCCGGTGTCTGGATCGAGCGGGCCATGCCGGAGGAACGGCCAGTCATACGTCTCGCGCTTGATGATGACTTTATCCATATGACCGAGGCAGAGCGCGCGTCATGGGGTAATGACTGGATTGACAGGGAGCTGCGCCCGGTGATGGCAGAGACTCTGAACCCGGAGCTGCGTCACGTGTTTGGTATGGACTTCGCCCGCCACCGTCACTTCTCCTCCATCGTACCGATGGCCATCATGCAGAACCTGTGTCGCGACGTTCCGTTCCTGCTGGAGCTGAACAACGTGCCCTCAGCGCTGCAGCAGCAGATTTTGTTCTGGATCATCGAGCATCTTCCCCGCCAGTCAGGCGGTGCGATGGATGCCACCGGACCGGGGATGGTACTGGCCGAGTATACCGCCGACCGCTATGGTCGCCCGCGCATCGCCGAGATTACCCTGAACCGCAAGTGGTACGGCTTCTGGATGCCGAAATTCACCGGTCTGTTTGAGGACTGCATGATCATTCTGCCACGCGATGAGAACACGGCGCAGGATCTGCGGGCAGTGGAAAATATCGATGGCGTGCCGATGGTGGCCAGTCTGGAGAAAAAAGACCTCAAAGACCCCGAACTGGTGCGTCACGGCGATACGGCGATTGCCGGTTGTCTGGCGAACTATGCCGCCCTGAATCTGGCCACTGAGATAGCATTTGAGTCCACCGGTGAGCGCGATATTTTCCGCGTGCTGTCAGGCTTCGGCGACAGCAGCAGCGCCGGTGAATTCACTGACACCGGGTTCGGTACCGTGCGTGGCATTAATGACTTTGGAGGATTCCTGTGAGTCGCAAAAAACAAAAAAGACAAATGCCATCAAAACCCTCATCCACACCGCGTCCTGAACTGGGGCGCGAGTTTGCCTCGACCGGTGACGGGCGCGATATCACCCGCCCGTGGATTGGTGCGCTGGCATTATCCGATGACAGCGTTCTGCAGCATCGCGGCGCACCTGACCTGAAGATTTACCGCGAGGTACTGAGTGACGATGAGGTCAAGTCAGCCTTCAGCCAGCGGCAGGATGCGCTGATATCCCGTGAGATTAAGGTCGAGGCCGGAGGCGAGCGCCCAGTGGATATCGAGGCGGCAGACGCCATGCGCCAGCAGATAGACGCGCTGGGCTTCGACCGCATCACCCGTCTGATGCACTATGGCGTGTTCTATGGCTATGCGGTGTCAGAGCTGATTTATGGTGTCCGGGATAATTTACTGTGGATTGACGACATTAAGGTCCGCGACCGTCGCCGCTTCCGTTTCAGCCCGAAAGGCGAACTGCGCCTGCTGACCCCACAGAACATGATGGCCGGTGAGCCCTGCGAGGGGCCGTACTTCTGGTCATTTTCCACCGGCGCAGATCATGATGATGAACCCTACGGTCTGGGGCTGGCGCACTGGCTGTACTGGCCGACGTTCTTCAAGCGCAACGATATCAAGTTCTGGCTGATTTTCCTGGACAAGTTCGGAATGCCGACCGTCGCCGGGAAACACCCCGAAGGGGCCACGCAGGAGCAGAAACGTAACCTGCTGGCGCTGACCCGGGCCATCTCTACCGACAGCGGCGTCATTATGCCCGAGGGGATGAGCGTCGAACTGATGTCTGCTGCCCGTTCCGGTGCAGCTGACTATCAGGCGATGTACAACGCGATGAATGAGGCCATCCGCCGCGTGACGGTGGGGCAGATATCCAGCTCAGGTGGTGCGGCAAAAGGTATCGGTGGTAACGAGTCCCTGCAGGACAAGGTGCTGGACTCCATCGTCAAGGCCGATGCGGATGTTATCTGCGAGTCCTGGAACCGGGGGCCGGGGAAATGGTTTACCGAGTTTAATTTCCCCGATGCCGCAGTGCCGGTGGTGTCCCGCGTCTTCGAAGAGGCGGAAGACCTGAAAGACCGGTCCGAACGTGACAAAACCATCAGCGAGAGCACCGGCTATCGCCCGACGCTGGCTTACGTCAAAGAGACCTATGGTGGCGAGTGGGAGCCGAAGCCTGAGCCGGTATCCGTTCCCCGGGGCGCTGCGCCATCGTCATTTGCGGAGCATGACCCGGACCATAACGATACCGCCACGCTGATGGCCGGTCGCCTCAACACCGAACTGCGACCGGTCATGGATGGCTGGATCAATCAGATAAAAGCGCTGGTCGACTCTGCGGAGACCGCCGACGAGCTGCGTGACGGCCTGACGGCGCTGATACCTGAGATGTCGCTTGATGACTATGCCCGTATTCTGGGCGAAGCCATGTCCGCTGCCGCCCTGGCAGGACGTAACGATCTGCTGGAGGAAATGAATGGCCGGTAACGTCAGCTATGGCTCGCTGCCGTTCAGCGAGCAGATCGCCTTCTTCCGTCGCAAGTTCAGCACGAAGACCGATGCCTGGACAGATGTCTATGGCTCCGCGCATGACAATGAGTTTATGGTTGCCGGAGCCAGCCGGGATGCCCTGCTGGCAGACCTGCGTACCGCAGTCGAGAAAAGTCTTGACGGTGGTACGCTGGAAACCTTCCGCAAGGATTTTGCGGCCATCGTTGCGCGATATGGCTGGAGTTATAACGGCGGCTTTGAGTGGCGCTCCCGCACCATTTACGAGACGAACCTGCGCAGCGCTTACATGGCCGGACGCTACCAGCAGCTGATGGACATGCGCGACACCCATCCGTACTGGGAGTATGTCCACAGCGATGCGGTGGAGCATCCCCGCCAGGAGCATCTGGGCTGGAACGGTATGGTGCTGCGGGCAGATGACCCGTGGTGGATTTACCATTTCCCGATCAATGCCTGGGGCTGTCAGTGCAGTGTGATTGCCCGCACCGAAGACGACCTGCGACGCATGGGCAAAGACGGCCCGGATACTGCGCCCCCGATTAAATTCATGGCCCGCGTGATTGGTCAGCGCAGCCCGGGTGGCCCGAGGACCGTTATTGTGCCGGAGGGGATTGACCCGGGCTTTGAGCATACCCCGGGCCGCAGCCGGTATTTCAGCGAGGTGCCCCCACCCCGGGGCAGTAACCCGGTCGGTGACGGACCATTCACGCCGGTGGCGGAATCGCCAGCCACAGCGGCACCGTTGCCAGCGCCCCGTCCGGCTCCGGTGCCTGAAGGCGATACTGATGCGGTGGACACCTTCCTGCAACTGTTTGGCGCGACCGCTGATCGCGATGCAGCGTTCCGGGACCCGACAGGCCAGCGCATTGCCATTGGCAGCGACATGTTCACATCGCCGAACGGTCAGGGCCAGATACCGCTGACACTGGCGCAGGCACTTCAGCTGGCCGAGGCTGTCCGTCACCCCGATGAAATATGGGCGCAGATTGTCTGGGAAGAACAGCAGTCGCTGGTGAGGCGCTATTACCTGGCACGCCTGCAGCAGGAAGGTGAAGCGGACCCACTGTCGGTGGTGTTCGCGACCGGGCGCGATGGCTGGGCCGGGAATATTTCAACTGATGATACGCTGCTGCAGTCCCTGCGACAGGGTATCAGCCTGTGGTCGCGGGAGGACTGACGATGTCGGGTGTGACGCTGACGTTTGATGCTCAGGATGCGCTGAACCGACTGTGGGATGCACGGACCGAAATGATGCGCCCGGCACCGCTGCTGCGTTCAATGGGAGAGCGCCTGCTGGAGTTTCACCAGCAGCGTTTCACGGAGCAGACATCGCCGGAGGGCGTACCGTGGCAGGAGCTGTCGGCCCGGTACCGGAAACATAAGCGGAAAAATGCGGACAAGGTTCTCACCCGCGACGGTTATCTGCATAACACCCTGCGCTGGCAGGTGAATGCTGATGAACTGCTGTTCGGTACGAACCGGGTCTATGGTGCCATTCACCAGTTTGGCGGGACCATCGAAATCGCCGCCCGCAGTCAGCAGGCGTATTACCGGCAGAAGAAAAACGGCAAGGTTGCCAGTCAGTTCGTCCGTAAGTCGAAATCAAACTACTCACAGTGGCACACCATTCCGGCCTACAAAATCACGATCCCCGCCAGAAAGTGGCTGGGTGTGTCGAAAGCGGAAGGGGAAACCCTTATCGATATGGCAAAAAACTACCTGCAGGGGGCGTTTAACTGATGTCGCCGTCAGACGCCCTGTAACGCGTTCTGGTGGTCGCCAGGCTACGATGACGCAATCCACGCTGGCGACCCGTATTATAATACGTTTTAATACGGTTCCCGGCCCTTTTCCTCCCCTGCGCTGGCCCTCAGTTTTACCTTCCGTCCCGTTTTATCTGTCCGTGGGCAGATTACCCCCTGAGCACGTTTCGTCATGATGTCGCCATAACCCCTGACAACCAGAATGACGACAGCCATGACGACGAGCACAGCTAAAGCGACACTTGCGGTTTTTGCCCCCGGCACCCACACCGCGATGGATGGCCGGACCATCACGTTCACCCCTGAAGACTGCATTGATCTGGCCAACAGCTACGATCCTTCAGTATCGGAAGCCCCTTTTGTCATCGGGCACCCGAGCCTGACCGCTCCGGCGTATGGCTGGGCGGAACGCCTTGAATACCGTGACGGCATCGTCTACGCCGCGCCGCGTCAGGTGAATCCGGCCTTCGCAGAAGCCTTCAACGCGGGCAGCTACAAAAAACGCTCCCTCTCTATTTATCAGCCTGACAGCCCCGGCAACCCGAAACCTGGTCATTTCTATGCCCGCCACGTGGGTTTTCTGGGGGCCGTCCCTCCTGGCGTCAAAGGGCTCCCTGATGCGCAGTTCGCAGAGGCCAGCGGCGATAACGGCCCGCTGGAGTTCGCGTTGCCGTGGGAAGCCGACAATCTGGCCAGCCTGTTTCAGTCGATTCGCGACTGGGTGATTCAGGAGACAACCATCGAGCAGGCCGATTCCATCATTCCTCAGTGGCGTATCCAGTCGATTCTGGACTCGGCCACCGATGAACGTAAGTCAATCTCACCACTGGCATATGCCGAGGAGAATAATGTGGATCCGAACCAAACGCCCACCGTTACGGCGGAGGAGCTCGCCCGGCGCGAAACAGCGCTGGCAGAGCGTGAAGAGAAACTACGCAAGGATGAAGAAGCCGCAAAACAACGCGATGCGAAGGTGCGCCGCGACGCGGTTGTCAGCTATGCAGACGGGCTGGTTAAAGCGGGATCTATCCTGCCACGCCAGAAGAATACTGTGGTTGAGGTACTGCTTTGCCTTGACTCCACACCGCTGTCTTTTGCTGATGGCGACGCCACGGTGAACAAAACTCCGGAAGAGCTGCTGCGTGATGTGCTGAGCCAGAAGCCCAAAGTGATGGACTTCAGCGAAAAAACCGGCACGGCTGATGCTCCGGTCGATTTCGCCGACGCTTCCGCGCTGGCCACTGCCGCACAGAACTATCAGGCAGAGCAGGCTAAACAGGGTCGCACCATCTCCATGACGGACGCCGTTAACCACGTGAAGAAAGGAGCCCAGCAATGAATATTCCGGGTCTGATTACCTGCCATAAGGCAGAAGTGGCACTGGCTGCGCGTCGTATGGTCACGCATGGAACGGTGCCGGACGAAATCACTCTGGCCGTCGATGGCAGCAAGCTGATTATCGGTGTCACCACCCTCGTTGCTGCCAGCGTCGGTGAACCCGCTGATGTGGTTCGCAGCCAACTGACCCCGGTCATCTATGGTGGTGATGTTGTCGCCGGTGACCCGCTGACGGCTGATGCTGACGGTCGTGCAATTCCGGCTACAGCGGGTCAGTTCTATCTCGGCTTTGCGGAGTATGACGGTGCCGAAGACGATCTCGGTTCTGTCTGGATTGCTCCAGGCAAACTTCCGGCCGCCAGTGGCGGTTGACAGCTAAACCGGCAGCAGCATCAGGAGAACACTATGTCGCGTATTGTACTGACCCTCGACCAGATACGGAGTCTTTACTCTTTTGCTGAGGGTGAAGGACAGCCCGCTTACATCATCACCGACGGAAGCATCCCGGCTTTTGAAGCTGACGATGGCTCGGTGGTTCCCGAATATACCGGCCTGATTGTTTATTCCGAATCAGAGCAAAGCGGCGTACTGCAGTTAGCTGACCAGTAACCGGCCATTTAACGTTTATGGCCGGTTTATCCGGCCCTTTTCAGGAGTTCAAGAGTATGTCCAAAGCACCGTTTCCCATTGACCCCCACCTGACGGCGATTGCCATCGGGTACCGTAACCTCTCCCTGATTGCCGACAGCGTGTTACCGCGCGTGCCGGTTGGGAAAGCAGAATTTAAATGGTGGAAGTTCGATCTCGGTCAGGGCTTCACCGTACCGACCACCACCGTCGGACGGACGTCGCAACCCAATCAGATTGAGTTTGATGCAGAGGATGAGACCTCCTCGACCAACGATTACGCCCTTGATGCACCGGTTCCGCAGTCCGATATCGACAATGCTCCGGCCAATTACGATCCACTGGGCCGTGCGACCGAGCGCGTGTCCGATATCATCATGCTCGACCGCGAAGTTCGCACCAGTAAAGAGGTGTTTAACGCGGCCAATTACCCTGTGGGTAATAAAGAAAATCTGGCTGCTGCTGACCAGTGGGACAACGACGCGAGCAAACCGATTAAGAAAATTGTCACTGCGCTCGACAAGATGATCATGCGTCCGAACGTGGCAGTACTGGGACGCTCTACGGCAACAGCCCTGCGTCAGAACCCGTCGGTCGTGAAAGCCTATAACGGCACACTGGGCGAAGATGGCCTGGTACCGCTGGACTTCCTTCGCGGCCTGCTGGAACTCGACGAAATCGTCGTCGGTTCGGCGTTCGTCAATATCGCCCGACCGGGCCAGAAGCCTGTACTGGTGCGTGCCTGGGCCAACCATGCCGCCTTTATCTACCGTAATCTGCTGGCTGATACCCAGGGTGGCGTGACCTTCGGCTTTACCGCGCAGTTTGGCTCCCGTGTCTCCGGTTCTATTCCTGATCCGGACATGGGTATGCGCGGTGGCCAGCGCGTCCGTGTCGGTGAGTCAGTGCGCGAGCTGATTGTTGCTCCAGACTGCGGCTACTTCTTCCAGAATGCCGTATCGGCATAAGCGGAGGCGAGTGATGGCCGTGACCTGGTATATCTCCCTTGCTGAACTGGCTGACCGCCCGGGCGCGGTCGAGCTGTCTCAGGTGACTCAGCTTCCGGGCAAGCCTCCGGCCCGACCGGAGCTGCTGGATGCGGTATTGCGTGGGGAAGAGACCACGTCATGGCCTCCTGCTGAAGTGGCGGTGGCCCTTGAGGTGGTGGAGCGCATTGGCGGGGCGGTGGAGGAAGCCCAGAACCTCATTGATGGTTATCTCCGTCAGCGCGGTTACACCCTGCCGCTGGTGAAGGTCCACCCAATTCTGAGCAGCTGGGGCCGCTCAGTTGTCCGCTACAAACTGCATCAGCATCGTATTTCTGATGAACGGACAGACCCTATCGTCCGTGATTACCGCGATGCAATGAAACTGATGGAGCAGCTGGCCAACGGCAAATTCAGCCTCGGCGCAACCGATACGCAGAAACCCGCTGGCGGTCCGCCGATGGTGGATGGCCCCGGTCGCACGTTCAGCATGGACTCACTGAGGGATTTCGGAAAATGAGCAGCGAACCGTTTTCCATCAGTCTGATCGTCGAGCGCCTGCACCCACTGACGCCGTCCCCGCTGAGCTTCCTTGGCACCATCGTCGAATACAGCCAGGTGACGGAGTTATCCGGTTTTGCGGTCCCCGGGGCGTATGTGCTGATGGGGCCTGAGCGCGGCGTTCCGGGGAACGGGAGTCGGGCACAGGTTGCCGAGGCGGTCTTCGGCGTGGCCGTTGCCGTGCGCAACTATGGCCAGGGTGCAGACGGTCTGACCCATGAAATCAGCCCGCTGGTAGGCCAGATACGCGACCAGCTGATTGGCTGGGTGCCCGGCAAGCTCGCGACCACCGGTATCCAGTGGCTCAAGGGCGACATTCTGGACTATGACGGCGGTACCCTGCTCTGGATGGATACCTTCCAGGTCAATCATGTTATCGGAGGCAGACGATGCCCGACGTAAAACTCCTGCAGCCGCATACCCATCAGGGTAAGCGCTTTGCAGCCGGTGAAACCATCACCGTGACCGAAGCCGAAGAAGTCTGGCTCCGGGACCATCAACTTATCGGGGTTGCCACTCCGGTCGTCAGCGACACTCAGGGCAACCGTGGCAAAAGCAAACAACAGGAGCCGGAAGACAATGGCACAGCTTGAAACCTACTACTACGGCCAGGGGAAAGTGTTTCTGGCCCGTCGTCTGGCTAACGGCAAGCCCGGTGCATTCCGCTGGGTTGGCGATGTATCGGCCTTATCGCTGGCGCTGACGGTTGAGCGTCTTAACCACAAAGAGAGTTATTCCGGACGCCGGGGCACGGTGCGCAGCTTTGTCACCAACCAGGACGGTACGCTGACGTCAACGTGGCACGATCTGGCCCCGGAGAATCTGGCCGTGGTGCTGTACGGTGAGCAGGTTGTGATCCCCGCAGGCACCATCACCGGCGAACTTCTTCCGGCAGGTATTGCGGCGGGTGAACGCTACATTCTGGACCATCAGCGCGTCAGTGACGTGGTTATCGGTACTCTGGTGGAAGGGACCGACTATGAAGTGGATTATACCTACGGGGCGATCACCTTCCTGACCGCTCAGGCAACGGCACCGTCCGTGAATTATGAGTATGCAGGTTCGGTCAACACCACACTGTTCACGCAGCAGCCGGAAGATTTTTACCTGCGTTTCGAGGGGATCAACCTTGCCGAAGGCGGTGCGGCGAAGATTCTGGAGCTTTACAAAATCTCCTTCTCCCCGGCCTCAGCGCTGGCGCTGATTCAGGGCGATACCTCGCTGGCCGGGCTGGAAACCACCTCCACCGTGCTGTACGACAATGCCCGCCCGGACGACCCGACCATCGGTCGCTTTGGCCGCGTCATTGATGTTGCGGAGCCTGTAGCATGAGCAAGCAGAAACCCGCCGATACCGAAGACGAGCTGAGCGTGCTGCTCTCGACCCGCAATATCACCATTGCGGGCCGGGGGCTGGTTATCCGCGAATACACCCTGATGGACATGCTGCAGCTGGGCGACAAGCTTGATGCGCTCACCCACAGTCTTGCAGAGGTCATGCAGACACCGTGGCCACCGCTGGAAGAGGTTGAATCCGTGCTGCGAAAGCATGCAGGAGATATCCCGGAACTCATTGCCTGTACCGTAGAACAACCTATCCCGTGGGTGGCGCTGCTGCCCGCCGGTGAGGGGCAGACTCTGATGGACTGGTGGTGGACCCAGAACCGCCGTTTTTTTATGAACGCTGTCGTCCGGCTGGAAACCATCAGGGCAACACGGGCGAAATTGTCGGCTTCGGCAGCATCTTCGCAACCCTCATCCGGGCCGGACACGACCCGGGCAGGCTCGGAACCTACACCCTCCGCCAGTTGACGCTGTATTACAGCGAAGCGCTACGGCAACACCGGCAGGCGTGCATTGACCGCGTATTTGACGTCAATGCCGCATTTGCCGGTGGCAATACCGCCACCCAGCGGGTGAATGCCCTGAAATCCTGATCGGGGCTTTTTCTTCCTTTATATACAGGTGCGTCATGGCCGATAACTCCACCCTCAATTTAATGCTGAAAATCCGCGCCGACCTCGCGGATGCCAGCCGTGCCCTGCAGGGGCTGGCCGGAGATGTGGAAGACGTTGGCTCTGCAGCAACAACCAGCTCGCAGAAACTCAGTACCACTGCCCGGGCACAGGATAGCGTCGCCGAATCAGCACGTAGCCACGCTCAGGCAGAACAGAGCGCCGCCGCCGCTGCGTCACAGACCGGCGATGCGGCCCAGCAGGCGGCGACAGATTATGCCGGTTATCAGGCAGCAATCGCCCGTACCCGGGCCGAGATGGGCTCGCTCCAGAATGGTATGGACGGCACCACGGCAGATATTGATACCCAGCGTGCTGCGCTGAGCGCCCTGGTCAACCGTATCGATCCAGTCGTCGCCGCCTATGGCCGACTGGATGACATGCAGGAGCAGCTGAGTGCATTCCGTGGCGCGGGTCTCGTTGGTGATGATGATTTCGAGCAGTATTCCTCGCGTCTGAACGAACTGCGCCTGCAGGTGGAAAAATCCGCTCATGCCGCGTCCGATGCCGGGCGCAAGGAAGCGGCTGCAGCCCGGGAAGCCGCTCAGGCTGAAGCACAGGCTGCGGCCACTAAAGAACAGTTCATCAACCGGCTGCGCGAGCAGGCCGAGACCATGAACCTGACCACCGCCGAGCTGCTGCAGTATAAAGCGGCACAGCTTGGCATTTCGGCGGAAGCTGCGCCGTTTATCCAGAAGATTACCGACCAGAACGCCGCCATGAACAAAGGTGGCATCAGCGCCGGTCAGTATGCTCAGGCCATGCGCTACCTGCCAATGCAGATAACCGACGTCGTCACCTCGCTGGCCAGCGGAATGCCGGTATGGCTCGTGGCCATTCAGCAAGGCGGGCAAATCAAGGACTCGTTTGGGGGCGTGGGCAACACCTTTAAAGCGCTTCTGAGTATCATCACCCCCGCCCGTTTAGCGATGGGAGGGCTGGCTGGTATTGTTGCTGCTGTGGGCATTGCAGCTGTTTCGGCGATGAATGACCAGGATGAATTAAACCGCTCGATCCAGAAAACCGGCAACTATGCCGGTGTGACCTCCGGCGAACTGGAGCAGATGGCGCAGCAAGGTGGCCAGTTGCGCGGTAATTACAGTCAGGTACGCGATATCCTGAATGGTCTGGTCAGTAGCGGCCGCTTTACCGGCGAAACGCTGACCTCTGTGGCCCAGGCTGCGACGTTGATGGCAGAGCTGTCCGGCGACTCGGCTGATCAGGTTGTGTCAAACTTCCTGAAGATGAGCGACAGCGCAACCACGTGGGCCGCCAACACCAACCAGCAATATCATTTTCTGGATCTGGAGACTTATCAGCGCATCCAGAGCCTGGAAGACCAGGGGAGAAAAGAAGAAGCGATAGAAGTCGCATCTCAGGCATTTAAGAAGGCAAGCGAAGAACGCCTTCGCACAATGGAGCAACAGCTCAACCGGGCTGCGAGAGCATGGAATAATGTAAAAATTGCGGCCACTGGCGCATGGGAATCGTTTAAAGATAAAGCCGGTGGTGCTCTTGGTTTGGATGTTCCGGCTGACGAACTGACAGATAAAATTAAGGAATTAGAAGCCAAAATTGCAGCTGCGGGTAGTGATACTGAGGTTGCCATGCAGCCTCGTGAATACCAGGAGTCAGTGAAGCGATACAAAGAGGATCTGGCTGTACTGAAGGAAAAGCAACAGGCTGAAGAAAAAGCCATTGCAGTCGAAGCAAAGCGCAAACAAACCGATGCCGAGAGCATTGCTGCAGCCGAGAAACTCCAGAAACTCTGGAAAGGCAACCGCTCCGAGATTGAAAAAGAAGCAGATGCGGTAGAAGAAACCCGTAAGAACTATGAAACGTTATGGAAGAGCGCCAGCGGTCGGGACATGCTCCAGTCCCGTGGCGTCACTTCCACCGACGGTAAAAACTTTTCCGGCGGTCAGTGGGATACCGACACAAAAGCGCTGGATAAATCTGGCCAGAAGGCGGAGCAGTACAACAAACAGCTGCAGCAGACGCTGAACCAGAAAAAAGCCATCACCGAGCTGGACCGCGTCGAGGCTGAAATCCGCAACGGCACGCTCTCAAGTGCGACCAAAGCACAACAGGATGAAGCCCGGGCGCTGGCCAAAAAAATTGACGCGGCCAACGCGGCCAATAAGGCGACAAAAGAAGGACAGTCGCTGGCCAAGCAGCAGGAAACCTCGAATAAAAACTTCGTCAAACAGCTTGAGGATCAGGCCGCAAAACGCACTCAGGGTGCCGCAGCGACCCGCGCCCAGGAGATTGCCACCCGCAACCTGACCGCCGAGCAACGTCGCCAGGCGGAAGCAGCCAACGCCGCCATCACCGCCCAGGAGTTTAAGGGGCAGAACCTCCAGCTGCAGCTGGAATACATGCGCGATACCGGCGACACCGCTGGCGCATCAATGCTCGAGCTACAGAATCGCGTATCTGACCTGCGCCGCGAGTTTGAAGCCAGCGGCAACACCGAAGGTCTGAACTGGCTCGATAAGCTGCTGCCGGTCGCTGAAACCAAAATCCGCGTCGATGACCTCAAAAAGCAGCTCGACGACCTGTTCACCTGGCAGTCCCAGCAGGAAACCAGCATTCAGGCGCAGGTTCAGGGTGGTCTGCTTAATGAGATTCAGGGGCGGCAGCGCCTCGTTCAGCTTCACCAGGAAGTTGGCGACAAAATCAAGGGCTACCTCCCGCAGCTGAAAGAGATGGCCACCGCCCCCGGTGAAGCCGGTGACAAAATCCGGGAGATGATCCGCCAACTTGAAGAAGAACTCGGCAAGCTAAATCAGGCGGGTAATGAGCTGACTCAGGCATTCCGCGACGGTCTGCAGAGCGGTATCGAAAGCTCTCTGATGGGGCTGGCCAAAGGCACCATGAACCTGCGTGATGCGGTGAAAAACCTCGCCCTCACCATCATTAACAGCATGGCACAGCTGGCGGCACAGCAGCTGGCGCAGATGGCGACGTCCAGCCTGATGGGAGCTTCAGGTGGTATGGGCGGACTGATGGCCAGCGTCTTTGCCGCCGATGGCGGTCAGGTTCGCGGTCCGGGCAGCACCACGTCCGACTCCATTCCGGCGATGCTCTCCGACCAGGAGTTTGTGACCCGCGCCGCTGTGGTTCAGCAGCCTGGTGCGCTGGACTTTCTGCACGCCTTTAACCGCCACGGTATGGCTGCGGTTGAAGGCTGGCTCCCGCGCGTTCGTCATGCCACCGGTGGTCTGGCGGGCATCCCCGCGCAGAATATGCCGGTCCCGACCTCCGTGCCTGAAACCGCGATGGCCACACCCGCCGCTGCGTCGCAGCAGCCCATCAGCCTGCAGCAGCAACTGGTGCTGGACCCGTCCGAGGTTTATACCGCCGGAGCGCAGACGCTGGCTGGCCAGCGCCAGTTCACCACGTCGCTCAAGGCGCAGGTGCCGACCCTGAAACAATGGCTGGGGCTGAATAAATGACAACGATATTTCCCTGGCTGGCAGATCCCGACTGGTCCCGTGGCGTGACTGAGACACTGGAGTGGAAGACCGAGGTACTGCAGTCGCCAACCGGTGCTGAGCAGCGGATTTCCCGTCGACTTTCACCGCGCCGGACGTTTGAGTTCACGGTAATGCTGTATGACACCGCCCGCCAGCGCTTCGAGCATATGCTCTGGCAGGGCTGCGCAGGTACCTGGGCCATGCCGGTTTATCCGGATGTTTACGCGCTGCCGGCAGCGGTGTCCAGTGGCGCGACCGCGCTCTCCATTCCGACCGCCGGGCGTGACTTTACCGTCGGCGGAACGGTGTTGCTGAAAACCGATGAGTCCTCTGATGCAACCAGCCGGATGGCCACCATTGCCGGTATAACCGGGGATACCCTGCAGCTGGGCTCTCCGCTGACCGACAGCTGGCCTGCGGGCTCGCTGGTTTATCCGGTACGCCCGGCAGTGCTGACGGAGCCGCCGTCGCTGTCACGTATCACCGATACCGCGACGACCGCGCAGGTGCGCTTCCGCATCGCAGAGCACAATGCCTTCAGCGATGCGCCGGTGCTCACACAGTACCGTGGCCACCCGGTGCTCGAGTCCGAAACCGACTGGGGTGAATCGGTCAGCGGGAGCTATCAGCCTCTGATCCGTGAGCTGGATAACGGCAGTAGCATGCCTCTTCGCATTGATACTGCAGGTCGTCCGTTCTGGCGGCAGACGCACAACTGGTTCACCACCAATCGTCCGGCACAGACTTCCCTGCGTCAGCTTCTGTGGTACCTACGGGGGCGTCAGCGCCCGATATGGGTGCCGGGGCAGACACTGGACTTTTCCCCGACGTCCGCCATCAGCGGCAATGCTGTTGATGTTGTCGAGGCAGGCTTTACTGAACTGGGCATCCGCCCGGGTCGCCGCGATATCTGCATTCTGCTAACGGATGGCTCCCGGCATTATCGCCGCATCACCGCAGTCAGTCTGGTCAGCGGTGCGGAGCGTCTTGCACTTGACGGCGACGCCATTTCAGCAGGCCAGCACCAGATTGTTTCCATTTCCCTGATGACCCTGGCTCGCCAGGACGCCGACAGCGTGTCCTGGGAGCATGCGACCGACGCCGACGGCGTGGCCCGGATTGCCACCACTTTTACCGGAGTACGTGATGAGCTGGAGTGAGTTTGAATATTCCGTGGCCGATGGCCAGCCGCTGACGCTGTATGAGTTCCGGCTGGGCGACAGCCTGTTCTGGCGTTATAGCAACGCCGACAAAGATATCGACTTTGCCGGTCAGGTCTGGGAGGCACAGGCCATCAGCAACAGCGGCCTCAGTTCCGGCAGCGGTGACGGAATGGATATCACTGTTCCGGCCAGTAATCCGGTGGCGCTACTGTTTCGTGCCACACCACCCTCGCGCACCGTCAGGGTGCGGGTCATACGCTGGCACGCGACGGATTCCTCCGGCGAGTTTCGCGTCGTCTGGATCGGGGAGATCAGCAGCGTCAAACGTGAGCAGATTGAATCCTGCAAGCTGATCACCATCAGCCTGGCCAGCACGTTTACACGGGTCGGACTCCGTCTCACCTGGGGGCGTCAGTGCCCGTATGCGCTGTACGACCATAACTGCCGTGTTGATCCTCTCCGATTTGCGGTCAGCGGTGTGGTGGTCACCGCCCTTGATGGCTCCTCCATTACCGCAAGCCTGCCAGCCGGGCTGGCCAGTGACTGGTTCTCGGGCGGTTACATTGAGTTTGACCGCAGTGGCTATACCGAGCGGCGCGGCCTGCGTGCGCAGAACGGAAACACGCTGCATCTGTTTGGCGGCACAGCCGGTCTGCAGGTCGGGCAGTCCGTCACGCTGTACCCGGGTTGCGACCGCACGATCGCAACCTGTGACAGCAAGTTTTCCAACCATCTCAACTACGGTGGCCAGCCGCATATGCCGGGTAAGTCGCCGTATACCATCATCAAACTGTTTTAGGAGGGATATGCCATGTGGTGGGTTGTAGCGAAATATGTGGCGATTCTGGTCGCATCGTATGTCCTCAACACGGCCTTAGCACCCAAGCAAAAAAACTCCACGCCGGAAGCGGCCACCGAGGACGACTGGAACATGCCCATGCCCGATGAGGGCACACCGCAGTGCGTCTTCTTTGGTGACTGCTGGACGGCGGACTGGTTCGTGCTCGGGTACGGCAATTATCGCTATCAGGCCATCAAAAAATAACGGAGGCGCTATGTGGATCACGATGGAACATATTCGCGCAGGTGGCGGCTGTGCATGGGGGCTGCGGACCTTCTTTTCCCGCTATAACCTCGACCTGCAGGCGTTCATCCGTGACGGCGGGATTGATTCAGACCAGCTGGCCGGAACCGGCGACGCGCTGGCGATTCAGATCGTCGAACTGGCGCAACAGACTCAGAAAGAAGCGGGAGCATAAATGGGCGGTAAAGGTTCAAAAAAAGTCACCGTTGGCTATCGCTATTCCTGGGATGTACAGGCGGGGCTGGGGCGCGGTCCGGTTAACGAAATTGTGTCGATCATGGCCGATAAAAAGACGGTCTTTGCCGGTACGCCGGGGCAGATTTCATCCAGCACCTCGGTGTACATCGACAAACCCGGTTTGTTCGGCGGCGATGATACCGGTGGTGAGGGTGGCATACAGGGTCAACTGGATATCATGATGGGCGAACCGGATCAGGTGCCACCGGCATCGCTCCTGAAGTTGCTGACGGGGTTAGTGCCGGGGTTCCGTGGCGTGGTGACCACCTTCTTCAGTGGCCTGGTCAGTTGCTACAGCGCCAGCCCCAAACCGTGGTTATACCGGGTTCGCCGTACAACAAAAGGCTGGGACGGTGATGTCTGGTACCCTGAGAAAGCCACCATCATGCTGGAGAACAGCGAGGCACAGCTTGATGATGAAGCTGATCTCCTTTCGGAGCAGCTCGCCAACCTCCGGGCCATTCATGCCATGAACCCGGCCCACATCCTTGTGGAATGTGCCACTAACCGCGACTGGGGACGCCAGCTGACGCTCGCAGATGATCTGAACCTCGATAGCTACCGTGTCGCCGCCGACACACTGTTTGATGAAGGTTTTGGCCTGTGCTTTCGCTACAACCGCCAAGATGGCCTGGACACGTTTGTGCAGCAGATCCTCGACCACGTGGGCGCGGTGCAGTATGCCGACCTCGAAACCGGCAAACTGACCCTGAAGCTGCTGCGCGGGGATTACCGTGTCGATGACCTGCCGCTCTTCACTTACGATAACGGCATTATCGCCGTTCAGGATGACGACAGCGCCAGCACCACGTCGAATCCGAATGAGATTGTCGTGACCTGGAATGACCCCGTTACAAATGCTGATGGCGAGGTCCGGGCGCAGAACCTCGGGGCGATACAGAATACCGGACTCAACAGCAGTTCGGTCGAGTACAAAGCGATCCCCACACATTCACTTGCCGCCCGCGTAGCCCAGCGAGACCTGGAGACGGCCCAGTCAGAACTGACCCGCCTGGTCATCCAGTTTGACCGGCGCGGGGGTATTCTGCGCCCGGGTGATGTTTTTCGCGTCCGGTTGCCCGACCGCAATATCGACAATATGGTGCTGCGCGTGGGGAAAATAGAGGAAGGCGACACCGGCGTCCTGACGCTGACTGTGGTTCAGGATGTTTTTGGCCTCCCATCCACCTCTTACAGCTCCGGGCAACAGGACAGCGGCTGGACACCGCCGGATAAATCCGCCCGACCTGTCACCATTCAGCGGCTGATTGAGCTGCCTTATGCTGTTCTGGCCGGGACCGTCAGCGAGGCTGAGCTGAACTATCTGAAACCTGAATCCGGCTATCCTGGCGTGATGGCCATCGCACCAACCTCACTCAGCATCAACTATCAACTGCAGACCCGCGCAGCGGGAGCCACGTTCGCCGACCGTGGCCAGGGTGACTGGACGCCATCAGGAACGCTGACGGCTCCCGTCGGGCGACTCGATACCGTCCTGCATGTCAACATGGCCATCTTCCCGACCGTTGGTGATGGTTTGATGGTTAATGATGAAATCATGCGTGTGGACGCGGTCGATATTCCTGCTGGCACCCTCGCGGTCGGGCGTGGTTGCATGGACTCCCTGCCGTCAGGGCATTTTGCAGGGGACCGCTGCTGGGCGTATCAGGATGCGCTGGACTCGGACGGGCTGGAATACCTGTCCGGTGAAACGGTTGAGGCTCGTTTGCTCACCCGGACCAGCACGGAGACGCTGGGGGAATCAGCTGCTCCGGTGGCGGCGCTGACCATAACCGGGCGTCAGGCCCGACCGTATTTGCCCGGGAATATCCGTGTGAATGGCGTGCTGTATCCCGATGTGGCGGCCAGCGCAGATAACTTTACTCTGGCATTCTCTCATCGTGATCGCCTGCTGCAGGCCGACCGCCTGATTGACTGTACCGAAAACAGCATCGGCCCCGAACCCGGAACAGAGTATGTGGTGAAACTGATTGCTCAGAGCACCGGGAGCGAGGTCTGGTCGTTGGCCACCAGTGACGCCAGCATCCCGATCCCCTATGTCACCGGTGATGATGATGCTGATGTGCATACTCTGACGCTGCAGAGCCGCCGTGATGGACTGATGTCGCTTTATACATTCGGGACGGGACTGCCTTCAGGTCGTTATAAGGCGTTCCCGCTCACCGTCACCCTGTCCCTGACTATTGTTGATGGTAGCGACTGGGCCACGGTAACGCCGGAAGATACCACTTCTGGTGCAGTGCCAGAGCTGCACGCTATTGCTGATGCTGCCGGAGTCACGGCCTGGTATCCACCCGACCTGTTGGCCAGCAGTCTTTCCATTCCAGGCGATGATATTGAATGGCCAGCCGGTACCTGGCCAACGTCGCCGTGGTCGTTCGGCCCCCATCCGGTGCTGGCCATCGCGCAGTGGACTGAAACCAGCGGGCCACTGACCGTGCTGGCGCTGGAAGGAGATGCCTCTGCGCTGCTGCTGGATTCCGTAACCGGGTCAGCCGCAGCTATCGAATGGGATGCCGGTATTTATCTCGCAGAAACGGATATCACTATTTTCACGGCAGGCGGTCCCGTTTTGAACGAGGGCATAATTTCCCTGGAACTGACTGAACGGAGTATCGGGCCATGAGGGAAAACTATTATTATGGTCAGGGTAAGGTGTTCCTGGCACCCAGAGATAATAAACGCGCATTCCGTTGGGTCGGCGATGTTTCATCATTGAAAATAGCGTTTTCGTATGAGCAACAAATAACAAAAGCATCACGTGGCGGACAGCTCTATCAGAATCAGCGAATCATTACCGGAGCCAGCGGCTCTATCAGTTCAACCTGGCATAATTTCTCGGTTGAAAATCTGGCGCTGTTATTGGGTGCTCAACCGGTGGATGAACCGTTTTCATTTAATGAGCAGTTCGCCGTACCTGATGGAGTGGTTAAAGGGGATATTATCGCGCTGCCCCATACCACGGTTTTTAACGTCAATATTAATGGGCTGGAACGTAATTCCGATTATGTTGTTGACCGCCAGTTCGGCACGATTGAGTTTCTGGTGTCCCCTGAATCGACAGGTCTTGTTGTTGCTTACGAGCACCTGTTTAACCAGTGGTTACCGTTTTTCTCAGCGAAAACGCAGGAGTTTTATTTGCGTTTTCAGGGAGTGAATATTGCTGAGGATTCAGATCCTGTACTGCTGGAACTGTACAGAGTTTCTGTTGATCCCCTGGCGACATTAGAAATGATTAGTAGCGGCACGGACATCGCAGTCATGGATATGACCTCGCTGATCCTTCCTGATTTTAATCAGCAGACAGGAGAGGCTTTCAGCTATTTCGGGCGGATGCAGGTTGTTGCTCCGCAGTCACCGCAACCACCGCAAATCGCCCTGACTTATGATGGTCGGGCCAATTATGACGGGCAATATCAATACCGAGGTAAGTAGTATGTCAAATCTGCAGGAAACTCCTGTCTGGGTAAGTGGTATCTACCAGCTTACTGAAGAGACCCCGGTACTCGGTAAGCAGGATGATGTCCCGGGGGATGGCCCGGCAAATCTTCAGGCGCAACAGCTTGCTAATCGTACCCAATATTTAAAAGCAATGATGGAATCTATTGCTGACTGGAAAGAGTATACATTTTATAAAACAGAATCTGATCCTGATGGCACTATTGCAGGGGTTCAGGGGACTGAGAGCGGAAAGGTTTTCCGGGTTGCTCAGGGTATTGCTGAAGTTATTTCATTCAAATATTACCTGAACGATTCAGGCACTCCAAGGTTAATTGCATGGTTGATTGGACAGGGCTCTATTTCCAACAACATTCGCATTTACTCTTCTGATATTAAAGCGAAGCAAGATGTAGATGCAGGAAATATCCTTGCCGGTGCTTATTGCTGGATTGTTAGTTCTTCTGATTCCATTCTTGCAGATGAGTTTATTAACGACGCAGGGGCATTGCAGCCCACTGGACGAAAAATTCCAACACATGAAGCTATTGAGGCAATTCGTGAACTTATCAAAAAATTGTCTACCATCGCCTTGGTTGATGACAATTTTTTCCCTTTTTTCGTGGATGGGACAGGAAATGTACCTGTGTACTGGGATAATGGTTTCGCTGTTTCCCGCATTGCCACATCGTTGTATCAGATGATTTATGCTGATGTTCACGCACGCCTGGGGGATGCACTGAATAAGCAGGTAACAGGGGTTTCCCCAGGTTTTTTCCCGTTATTCACTGACAGCGCCGGTAATGTTCCTGTGTACTGGGATGGCGGACTGTGCGCATCAGCAATATCAACAGGGCTGCTGGAAAAAATATGGGCTTACATCAATACAATTATTGCTGATGCCCTGAATTTAAAAGTTACGGGTATCTCGCCTGGATTTGTCCCTGGGATGACTGACGGTGCAGGGAATGTGCTGTTCTGGTTCCAGAATGGTGAGCTGGATGCAGGCGGTATTGGTCCAAACATTGGCGGATCGCTAGCCAGATTGTACCAGCGCCGGATGTATACCGCCGCTTATAGCATTCCGCTACATACTGACGGTCGAACCCTTTGGCGCTGGAAAGCGAAGAAAGCACAGCTCAAAGCAGGCCTGGCAGTCCGTCCACACTTCATGCTGACGGGGGACAGCTGGACGCAAAATAACGAACTTGCAACCGCTATTGCGGGAATACTGCACGCGGATTACGGCGATGCTGGTTTAGGCTGGCGTACCGTTAACTATGGTGCCGCGCGGGACGGTTCAAATATTTTCCGCTCCGCCGGGTGGGACCTGTACGACTCGTCACCGACCAGCGGAGCGCCGCTTTATGGCTGCGGTATTGATGGGCAAACCATTAATACGACGACAAACACCGCCTATTTCAATGTGACTAACGTGCGCTGTACTGATTGCCGGATTTACTATCAGGACCTGAACGGCAAGTTTCAGTACGGTTACGACGTTGGCGGCGTCACGCAGTGGACTGAAGTTATCTGCGGGAATTCCGGCACGACCAAATCAGTGCTGCTGACGGGAATGCCGGATGAGGTCCGAACTATCTATGTTAAAACCGATGGCAACGCCGGACGTGTTGCTATCCACGGATTCTATCTCTGGCGCAGTGGCGTGGCAGGCTGTGTGATGAGCAAAGCGGGTAATGCGGGGATTCTGGCGGACCAGTTCCTGTTGTTCTCAGACAAAATAGCGGAGTACCTGAGCACAATGCAGCCAGACGTCATTTGCATCGTGATCGGGAATAACGATTACCGAATTTCAGAATCGACAGCCACATTCCGTACTGCTCTGCAAACCTATATGGCTTCTTGTCGCTCAGTATTGCCGGACGTCGGCTTTATTCTGATGGCACCACCGCGAACAAACGGGACGGCAGTCACTCCCCTTGTGGATTTCCGCGACGTGATGTTCGACCTCTCGCAGACACTGAATGTTGAGTTCTTCAGTATTTACGACCTGTTTGATACCTGGACTGAGATGAACAGCCTGGGCTGTTTTGTTGACAATCTGCACCCCAGTGCTACAGGCAGCAACCTGATCGCATCCACTTTGAATACCGCACAGATTAAAGGCTGAATGAATTATGACAAATGATATCTACATTCCAAAACTCGGTGACGTCGTTATTCCGGGCACACATCCCAAAATCGGCCATTTTATGCAGCCTGACTTGCCTGTCACTGCAGGGTTAAAAGCGATGTACATCCACGGCGGTTCGGTTGATCTGAGCATCAGAAACCGGGCTGATAATTCAGCACCACTGACCCTGGTCGGCTCACCCGAGATTGCCAGCGGATTTGGGGCGGTATGTGGTTTTGGAAAATGTTTTGATACTGGAAAAGTTTCCACAAAAAACCAGACTCACATCGTGATCTGCAAACCGGTAAAGCCGACGGCGGCCACCGAGACCCAGCAGGCTTTTATGATGGGGAATTACAGCTATTCCGGTGCGCCTGCAGTCTACCGTGGTGACGGGCTCGCTTTTCTGTTCTCCGGGCAAAGTCTGTATGGAGCGTTCGTAGAAGACAATGGTGCTACACCGTTGAACATGATCAACTACTACAGCGCAGCATATGACACATCGAAGTGGGCAGCTTTCGTGGAACTGGTTGATGGTGATAACGGTATAGCGAGGATTGCCGCCCGGCAAGGAGGATCTCTTAACTGGCAAAACTCAAAGGCTCTGACCAACAGGACGGCATACACCGACCGGACTATTCGTATCGGGTCACATCATGCACCTGCTGCCTATCCTGCCGGTGCCAATATTACTATGGGGCTTGAACTCATATTCGATGTTGCATTGACTCAGGCACAAGTCGCATCAGTACTAGACAGCGTTAGCGCGTATCTCAGTACAGCCTGGGGAATAACCGAACTATAG